TTCAACCACGATGGGTGTGAGGTAGTTCGCACTGAACACACCGGAAGGAATACTGACCAACGCCTTTCTCCATGAGAATTCTTTCTTCCCGATCATTACCAAAGAACCGGCAAACCCCGCAAAGGATAACCCGAGATTGATCCCGAGATCATGAAGTAATTGTTTCATGATAGAAAAAGTTTTATGTAACACCCGTTACTATCCTGTTCCCATAATTCAGCATCCTCAGACGTGATGGAGGATTGAGCCTCTTCAAGAGTTTCAAAGAATAAACATTCTTCGTTCTGTGTCACTAGATATTTCTTAGACATTTCCTAGATATTTTAACGGGTGAGGATCGCCTTGAAATAACGATAAGCGATTTGATCATTGAGAACGGAACCATATCCAAACAACTGAAGAACGATGTTACCACCAGGTGTTACCGATGCGGTCGTTGATGATTGATTGACTGATCCAAAGGCACCTTGAGGAACAGTACCCGCAGTACCTCCCCACATTCTGATTGTTGTTGAACTCTCTCGGTATATGGTGAATTGGTATTGGTATTGGTGACCTGATGGGGAACTGAAATATCTCTTCACTCCATTGATATCGTAACTCACACCACCTACTCCTGTACCGGTGGCGATCCTTTCTGACATACCATTTATCTGAATGGTCGCACCAACGGGCATTAAACTTTCAACGATGGTAAATCCATGACCTGTCAATGTTTGTAGGTTTGCCGTACCGGTCGCCGTGATGGTGATACTTACTGATCCCGCCGTTGCGATGGATACTGATCTGTTGTCCAATTGTGTTTGGATTGCCGAGGTTAATCCGTCAAGGTATTGAAATTCCGTATTGGAAACGTTACCATTGGCGATTTTGGTCGCATCAATTCCGGTAGGTATTTCGTTGTTTGTTAGTGATTGGTGGTGCCACTTTGCGGGACTACCTCCATATATCCATACCTCACCAGAACTTGGTGTTCCACTTTGAAAATCTACTCCATGTACTTTATGAACCGTTGGATTGGGATATGTACCGGTTAAATCTCCACCGGCACTACCATTGGGTGGTAATGATGTTGGAATGGTTGGTTTGTTTAGGATTTCAGATACACCAGTTGTGGAGTTCCAATCACTATTAACTTGGGGAGTTCCACCACCTGAAGACTTTACCTCAAGGTCACCATTGGTGATACCATCCTTGAACCAATACTCAGTGGCACCACTACCGGTATCCACCAAGATGGTAAGACCAACATATCTTCTGTCCTGTTCAATGGATGATAACGCCTCACTTGTTGAGGACCATACACCAACACGATCATCAACCGGTGATGGTTTATTTATTTGTAAGTTGTCCGTTAATTTGATCATATAATTGTCATTGGGGTGACAACATCTGTCGCCCATTTTGAAATCCAAATTTTATACCCGTCCTGAATATCATACAATTCAAACAGATCACCAAAATTACCCACGTCAAATGAGTTACGTTGCCACACATTGAAGGAGTAATTCTCAGGAACCGCAAACCAAATGAAATCATTCAACACTCCTGAAGAATTAAACGTGATTTGAAAGGGTTTTCCGACCCGTACATAAACGATCTCCCCATCCAAGTAGTTTGATACCGATGAAGTGACAGATGTCCCGTAATAACAAGTATCGGGATTGAGGTTTGAAGGAAGGTCACAAAGAGATATACTCAATGGAAGGGTGAAATTCATGGTTGTACGGACACCGGCGACACGATCACCAAACCGATCAACAAAAGGTTCAATGGAAGCATTCACATCCAGTGAGTATTCCTGTCCATAGGTACGTTGATATTTGATCATGTAGTCAGATGACAATTGGATCATGTCTGAAATCACATCATCAACCTGTTTCTGTTGGAAGTCAATGGCGTCACCACCACTTGGTTTATCGGCAACCTTCTGTAATTCCTCAATCTTGTCCATGAAAACAAGGGAAACACTCATGGTAATCCCATTGGATACAAAATTCGCTCGGTCCATGATGGTAAAAACCAACGGATAATACACCCGATCAATGTCAGGGGAGACAAAGTTGGTAATGTCGGCACTATCCGGGTTCAATATGTCACCGGTACCAAACGAATTAACGAGAGGGTGTGTCTCGCTGAACTCCTTTAGGTCTTTTTTTATCGTGTTCCAACTGAACATTCTGAGTTTTTTGAAGGTAAATCCGTAATTTCTCTAGGTTTTTCTTATGTGTTCCCATTAGTCACAACACGTTCTATTGTAATTCGCCTGATATTTCTCTGAAAAAGAACCACAACAACCCGATCTATCTAATACCATTCCACTGGTATAGTTCCTCCGAGTAGGTAGGATGGTGTCAATCTCACTTGTTGGGTTTGAATATAGTGGATAATCACCATCATTCGCAAGTAAAAAACGAGTAATCCTTTCAGAATACCATTCCGCCTTGTTCCGGTAATTGTCCATCAACTTCTGTAACTCCTGAACACTGGATTGAGTTGAATTGGTATCAGTACCCCTCTCAATGTTTTTGTTTCTAAATTGAAAACCCAGGACCAATGGAAGTTCCATCATGATCCACATCTGAAGACAGGGTTGAATGTAATCAGATAACAAGGTCTCATTCTCAGGAGACAAAGTGTTACCAATGATTTGAGTTTGTAACTCCTTATAGATGTCACTACCCACAATCGGTTGGATGTGCATCTCCTGACACATGATGATTGTTGGACGTAACTTGAACATGGACACATTTTCGTTGATTACGGATGCGTCCTTGAGTTGTTTCTCGGTGATGAATAGGGCTTTTTGGCTCATACCTTTGGTTTAACTAATACTTGGAACCATGAATGACGACAGGAAGGTAGGTGTGTATTTGTCTCGGGTAATGTCATCCATCCACCTCGGCGTTCCCAAACACTATACCCAACAATCCGACTGATTGTGTTGATCTCATCACGGGTGTAATAACGATTTAATTCAATCAACTTACGACAGAACTCACGACTACCTGGGATGACCTTCTTCGGACCATACTCGGGAAGAACATCATAACGATACATCACCTGTACCAATCGGTCTCCTTCAGGTCTGTCGGGTTTAATGAAGTCCTTGGCGGTCTCACCTAATTCCTTCAATGCCCCACGAATGTTGATCGCCTTACTATCAATCAAGGAAGTGATACGTTCCGAGATCAATTCAAGACTTTTGTTCAATTCCGATGCGATGTCCTTGGCGGTGATGGATGGGTTTTTTTTAATCAACTTCAAGATGTCACTATCCAAGTTTTCATACTCAGACACAAACTCCTGTTCCATCAATTCAAACCCGTACCTCATGGTCCGAGACTTCAACTCAATGAAGTCATTACGATCACGTCCATAGTCATTGAAGAATTGTAACTCCACCTTCTCATCACGACCAAATCCGTGGAAACTTGTTGAGGTGTTTTCAGGAGGTGTAAGAAGACTTTGTTCTTTCGGGGGTAATCCTACCAAAGAACGGATTTCCGCCTCTGACAACTTCTCTAATACCTTATTGGCGACAAGTGGGGAAAGTGCTTGAATACTATCGGTGGTCTTAGGTACTCCGATGGTGTCATCCTTCAATCCGGCTAACTCTCTCAACTCGGCACGACTGGCAATGGTGGTCAATGTCTGTTCTGACAATTGATCTTTGATTGGATCCGTTGGTGTAATCTCCAACACTCCAACCCCGTTGAAGTCCAAAATGTAATTGAAGATCTTTTCAATCTTACGGACACGATCCTCAACATATACGGACTTGAATAACTCGTAACTTTCAATCAATTCAGAACGACCTCCCAGTTGTCCCGATGTACGGATACCGAATAACATGGGAGAAGTCACACGATGGGCAACAAAGATCTCCTGTTGGATGGTAGAATTTAAGATGTCAAATTGTTTGTCAAGATCATTCGCCTGTAATGGGGTAATTTCCAACCCATTCTCCTTGTTGTCATTGAAGGCAACCACAATTCTTTCACCATCATCACCCTTCATCTGATTAACCAGGTGTCTCTTGATCTCCCTTTGTTCCTCATCAGTTGGTAATCCGTTGTTGAATGAGAACATATACCCGCCGAGGAACCCGTTTCTTAGGTTATTGACGTGGTAATTGGCGATACGTGCGTCCGTTTCAATGTACGCCATCGCCCCCAAATACTCAGGGACAGGGTAATACTTGACGGATGGGGCATAACTTGAGTAGTAAAATAGTTGTTTTCCCAATTTCTTTTCAGGATTGAAGGGCATATACTCAACCAATCCTTCAGGATCACCATATTCTTTCCACTCCTGGGCGAAATAAAACTTATCTTGTTTCTCAGATACACGTAAGTTACCGAAATTCACGTGGGCAATCTGTGATATCTTACCCTGTAAATTCCAAATGATCTCCAAGGCGAACCCGTTGAAGATCTCAAAGTCCAAAGATACCTTGTAAAGAATGTCGTTCAAGTCATCGTATGGATTGGGATTGTCCAAAAGTTTCTTCAGGTCGTTCAATAACTCCCCAGTCAATTCCTTTGGGTCATAGGTCCATCCCTTACCGGTGATGTAATTCACCTTCCCGTTGATGATGGCGTTATGTTTCGCCGATCTTTGGTACATCTCCAACAGATAGGTTGGGTAGTTGTTTTTCTCCCCATAGAAAACCCAAGGTTTTCCGTTCATTACCTTATACTCGGGTAACTTACTTTCAAAGTTTTGTTTCTTTGAAATAGAGTTATGATTTACAACCCCATAGACACCCTTTACTCTTCTAACACTCATAGGTTTGGTTCTATATATTCAACATTGTTGGATGAAAACACATCATCCGTTGTCTCATTCTCCAACATCTGATACAATCCACATTCAATTACACCATAGATACCAACATCTTCAGGACTGGTCGCACCACTCTCACCCTCATATAACGTGTAAGAACATTGACCTCCTGGGATATCTCCGATAGATACGTCAAATGCGTTGTAACGATTAGGTTGAAATGATAGATCAGATACTTTCGGGAACGAGTAAAAAAAATCATTGTTGGTGGAAATGTGGTGAATATTCAAATACAAAGTATCACCTGTATTGTAATTCTCCGTGGCGGTGAAGAACAATCTGTTGAGTTGATTTGAATTTAATAACTGCATACCAATAGTATTACAATTTTTGAAAAAGTAACCACAACAAAAAAGGACCCCGAAAGGTCCTTCAACAGATATGGAAAAAAGTATTAAGGTAAAATCTCTTCCAATACACAGATTGGGTCAGTCTCATTGGCGGTGAATGTCAAATTCATTCCGTTCATGTCACCCATTGCGGTACCGGTTACTGATGTTCCTGTGGTCAAATATACACCATTCTCTTTACCGATGATCCATTGTGTTCCGTTACGATCGGTGGCAACCAACGCAAGTTTGGATTGAGCCAACAACTTCAATTCGTTACGTAACTGGGCGGTCAATTTTGGTAATTGAATGGTCAATTCGGTAGTGTAAAAAGTGGTGAAGGTAGTCTCAGATGAAGTAACGGTCTCAGTGAATGTCGCAGTGTTGATGGGTAATTCATATTTGAAGAACGTACCGGCAACAGTGGCAACCTCTCCACCAGCGACTGCATCATAAGTGATACTTGAAAAATTGGCGATGTGAATGTGTTTGATACCACCCACACTATCCTTACACCCTAGGGTAAATCCGGAAGTTAAAGCACAACTCATATTTTTATTTCTTTATTTATTTACAAAAAAAGGGTGGGCGATTTCACCCACCCCTTGGTTAATTGTTCAATCTATTGATTAAGCCATTACGAACTTAACAACCTGACTTGGGAACGCAATTTGGAAACCAGCCTTGAACTCACAAATGAAACGAACTGACATCGCCTCCTTCGCATAGAAGATTTCAAACTTCTCCTGTTCGTTCAATAAATCTGTACCAAATACCAAGTTGGACTTTCTCATCGCATAGATAGAGAAGTTGTTATTCAAGGTATCGTCTTGGTTCAAACCGGCAACGGCAACCAATTTGATGTTGGAACCTGGAACGATCATCTCACCGGCTTCCATACCTTCGTAGTAAGAAAGGTTGAAGTAGTTAGAAGAAACGATGTCCTGACGGAATAAACGGAACACGTCCCATCCACAGAAAACAACAACGTCATCAGTACCCAAGATGTCGGTAGGGATTGCCTGTTCAATCGCCTGAAGAACTGTCTTACGTGAGGTAGTACCGGAGGCGTTGGTAGTGAATTGGGCTTTGGTGATCGCCGAGGCGTTACCAGTGTATTTGGTTACGTTGGCATCAATTACACCTGAAGCCGCGTCAATTACGTCTTTCCAACCATCAATGTTCGCCCCATCACCAATCCAAGAGATTGCCTCCAATTGACGGGAAATCATCGCAACCTTTTGGTTTGCGTACGCCTCCTCAAATGGGATGTTGTTGTACAAAGATCCTGAAGGAAGGTGGTGTTGTAACCAAGTTTGTTCCAACGCCTGAGGACACAAACTCTCATGTACCTTCAAGTGTTTAACGTCAATGGTACGTTGTGAGAACGTGGTAGTTCCGTTATCCGCAAAAGAACAAGTAACACCATAGGCGAAAGATGCCGTGGTATCCATGATGTTCAAGGCGGATGAACCTTTAAGACCAACCATTTTGTTTGCCATTGCGATTGACTTCGCACCGAATACGGCTTTAGTCATCAATGGGAGTGTGTTTTGATTAACGTATGAGGTTAATGTACTAACTGAAAAACTCATTTTTTTTTATTTTAGTGCTTGAAAAAGTTTTTGAACGTTTTGATCCTGTTTTGTTTTTGGATACAGGTATGTGAATGAGGCGGGTTTGGATACCTCGGCGGTTGGTAATGTGGAGATTTCCTCAACCACTGACGCCATTGTTTCAGTCGCCTTGGTCATGTTCTCCAATTTAGACTTCAACTCCTCAATCATACCTTCCAATTTGGTAATTCTTTCTTCCAAAATTGGGGTCATATCGGGAACAACCTCAACCGGTGCTTCCGCCATTTCAACCTCAACCTCAACCTTTGGTTCTTCTTCCATGGGAATAATCTCGGAGATCAATCCATCGGTCGCCACAATCTTGGCAATACCGATAAGTTCGTACTCACCTTCCGCCTTGGTTTCAGTCCCATCTTCTCCAACAATAACCACAGGAACACCAACGGATACTTCCCCGTCAATCTTCAACTTAATACCCTGAGAAGTTTCGTACTCGGCGAATGTCTGAGAAGTAGGTTCTTCAGTGACAATCGGTTCCTCGTTCGTTTCTACTGGGTCAGTAGTTACTTGAGAAGACATTAAGAAGGACTTAATCTTCATTAGTTCTTGTTTAATATCCATACTTTCAAGTTTATCAATAGTATTACAACATCAAAAAAAGTGACAAAAAACTTATAACATGGAAAGGATCTCATCAATCAACAATACCTCCATGGACCACTTGTCATTTGGTTCGTTGGATGGGGTTTGTTTGGATGCACGGAAGGGAGAATGAAGGAATTCACCCTCAACAGAAAACCCTTTGAACGTTCCATCCTTCACCTGAGACCATACTTCATCATTGTAAATCTTATACGACCCAAACCAAGTCATATTAGGAACATCCTCAAACCCTTTGGGGGCAGAAATACCACGACTATCATCCTTGAAAAATGTTTCAAACATGAACACATCCTTGATTGGTGTCTTATGTTCCTCATTTACGTTGTTGATGTATTGTTTCTTCATGAATTTCTCGGCGATCTTCACAACCATTTCCTCATCATAGGTCACATAGTACTCACCAATCTGATTATCTCTCCGATAAATCAATTGATTGGGGATCATGAGAGGACCAGTGACAATTCTTTTCTCATCATTGGTGGTAAATTTGTGTGATTTGAACGCCTGAAAATTCCGTTCAATGGCGGGCATATTAACCAGTGCCACAAAATCAACCCCTGTTTCCTCATCCTCGGGATTGATCACTAACTTGTAAATTGGTAAATCCATTATTTTCCTATTATTGCGGTGTTACTTAATTGACGTGATCTTTTTTGTTTTTGTGATATGTCACTCTCCACCACGTATGTACGGATGGATCTGTTTTGAACTAGGTTCCCCTGGGCATCAACATTCAACATGGTGGAATTGATGTTTGGAGTATTGGTGTTCTGTTGGTTGGGAGACATATTCACAGATGGTGTTGGAGTTGATGAAGATGGTGGTGTTCCCCCTTGATATTTGGTGTCTGAGATCTTCTTAATCTGTGCGATACCGGTCGCCAAAACGATGGCAGCCTTGGCGAAGTTGGTCGCACTCAACTGATCTTGAGGGACCGCCAATTGACCGGCAACACCTTGGGCAGTCTGAATGATCGCCGAGGCAATCCTGAACTTCTTATCCCTTTCAAACGCCTTACGTTGTCCTTCCTCATCCTTTTTACTGAACGCACTATTCAACTCAGATAGGGCACTCAACCCATCCTTGGTGATGTCCGCCCATTCGTTTAGGGTCGCCTTCTTTTTTTGGTGGGCGTCGTTGTTTAGTTTGTCAATGTTGTCCAAATACTCCTTCTCACTAAGTACCCCTTTCAAGTAGTACTCCTTATTCACTTTGAGTTTCTCTTCCAACTTGAACTTTTCTGATGAAAGGAAATTTTGTACATAGGTACGATCGGTTTCAAGACCTTTCAATCTATCGGCTTCATCAACCTTGTCCTGTTCCGTCTTGTTCTTGTCCTTGATTGCCTTCTTCTTCAGGGCGATTTGATCCTCCAAGGCGATGGTGTTCTGTCCATAGTCCTTCATCACAGACAACCGGTTCTCCATCTGTTGGATTTCAAGATCGGTAGTGTCTTGATCGTTGAGGATTGCCTGATTGATCAAGTGTTCATAATACTTGTCGGATAATTCTATCGCCGTGTTGTACTCATCATCGGTTCTTTTAATGAAGTCCTGGGCGTTCTTTTTCCTTTGTTCCTCAAGTTGTTTCCGACGTTCTTCCGACTTCTTCTGATTTTCCTCACGTTTCTTTTTACGATCCTCTTCACGTTTCTTTTCCTCATTGTAAAGTTCCCCATCCAATCTTCCCAGTTCTTGTTTCAACCGGTACTCTTTGATGTCAAGATCAAGTTTTTCCTGTTTGGTTAATAACCCTTTTTTAGTTTCTTTCTCAACACCAATCTGTCTCAATTGAAGTTCAATGTTATCCTTCTGAAGTTTGTTGATCTCACGATAGTTCTTCTCCTTATCCAAACCAAGGTTCTTGATCTGTTCTTCATTCTTAACAATGTCGGCAGTCCGTTGCATGTACTTGGCATTGTCCTTCATGGACTGATCCAAGGCGTCCTTTCTTTCCTTCAGTGCCTCATTGGTTTTCTTGATTTTCTCCTCTGCATCTTCCTCGGCATCACCAAAGGCACCCATCGCATCGGCAGCCATTACGATTGCCCCAACGATCGCCAAAATACCTGTGGTCATCAAGGCAATCTTGAACGCCTTCATAGCTCCGGTTGAAGTTCCAACGGCGAACGCATACACTTTTTGGGCAACGGTATTGACACCCAACATGAGGGCACTTTCCTTCTGTAAAAGATTGGTGATGGAGGTTACACCTTGGAGTAAAGCCATCGCCCCTTGGGTCTTTTTGATTGCCTCCTCAATCTCTTTATTCTCAGATCCAAAGAGTGCCATCGCACCTTGGGCGGCGGCGAACCCACCGGCAATTGCTTGGGCACCCTGGGCGAACGCATCCAGTTTGAATGTGTCTGAGGACAAAGCTTTGATC